TGAGTAAGTAACATTCAACGGAGTTACATCTGTCTGTGGAATACGAGCAGTCGCACTACCCTTACCAAGTTTTGGGAACTTGTAAGTGTTGCCTTGTACACCTTGTCTTAGCCTTACAGTATTTAGAAGAACTGATTCTCCTTGATACGCCTGTTTCACCTCGGCATCAAACAAAGTAACAAAAGCATTAGTGATTGACTGTGCCATAGTTTACTCCTTGTTTAACACAAATTAAAAAATTATACTTTAGTTATCGAGGGAACCTCGGCTAAAAAAATGATGCACTTCCACACCAGCCAGAGGCGAATAGGACATTCGTTATCTCGGATATAAGAATAATATATTTTCTAAGTGATTACAAGTGTTATATTTCACCAGTATCTACGCTGCCAGGGAATGCTCTAGAAAACTGTTCTTCTACCTTCCTTCTAAAAGCTGGATCAGTCTTGTACTTAGGATCAGCTACCATCTCATATAGCTCATCTTGACTTGGCATACCGTCCATCTCAACTGTAGCTGTAGGTATTTGTTGTTCCCCATAATACTTTCGTACTTTGTTTAGGGCATTAATACCACTTGCCGTAGCAGCGAAAACTTTGAACTCTTCAAAATCACCTTCAGACCACACGCCTTTGCTGACTAAGCCTTGTCCCCATTGCTTTATCCCATTGATAATTTGTAATGCATTTGGTCCTAGTTTTTGAGTTTCTTCCTCTACATTGATAGATTCTTCTTCTTCTTGTGTGTCTGCCATCTCTCTAAATTTGCCCACAAGTTTATCAAAAGCCTCTTGGGTAGGTTTGTTGTCATTTGCCCAATCCACGAACTCTTTCGCAAGAGGGTCGTTGTCTACATCAATACCCTCAAACACCGATAGATCGTACTCTTTTGGTGCTTTGTGTTTTCCCATAGAAAACTGTTTTTGTAGTTCTTTGTAAGAGTTATTTAAGTCTTCTACTTTTACACCTTCTTTTGAGTCCCAAAATTTATCTTCTAAGAACTCTGGTTTTTCTAAGACTTCATCTTCTGACGCAGCCTCTATTTGTTCTTCAGGGCCATCTTCTAACTTATGAGGTATTTCTACTTCATTATCCTCTGTCTGTTGTTGCTCAGGTGGAATTGGTGGTGTATCACCAACTAATCCTGCTTGTAGTTGTTCTTGTTCTTGGTCGTTCATATTTTCGCCCTCTCTATTCTAGATTGTATTTCTCGTATTATGCTATTCTGTCCCTCCCTAGCAAAACCAAAGCTAGTATCACCACCTGGTATCCAAGTTGGTTGATGCATCGTTCTAGTAATTAAGTACCTTAGTACCTTCTTACCTTCTTCTGTGTCAAAAGTTCTAGCGAATGCTTTGTCTAGTTCAAGCTGATTATCTTTTGTAGGCAAGGGTTTCTCATCCAAAACCTCTATACCTTCCCACCCAGTCTTACTCATGCACTAACCTCGTCTGCCATTGCACTAGCTGGTTCTTCCATAGGTGGTTGGTCTGGAGCTGGACCTTGTGGTCCCATACCTTGACCTTGCATCGCCATCTGCATACTCTGCTGAATGATGGCTTGTTTCTCTTGTGGTGTTGTTCTAAGAGAAGATGGTATTCCTAATTTGTCTGCAATAAATGTAGCAATTTGATCTGGTTTCATTTCTGCAATACCACCTGGCCCAAGTGATCCTGCTATTTGTACAAATTGCATTACCTCATTTATCTCCTCTAAATTTTGTGCCTTAGCCAAAGGACTGACAGGAACTATCTTTACCTCAAGACCATTTACTTTTAGTGGCAACTGTATCATACCCTTCTTGTCCATGATAGACAGAACTCTGGCAACAATCGGAACCATAGTCTCTGTGATTAATCTTCCAAAAGCAGAACCCATATTCTGTGCCAGCTCTTTCATTCTTTCCACAATCTCAGTAGCCGACCTTGCAGACATATTGTCTGGAGGTAAGGTATCGTCTAACAACGTCTTTTTAATATTCATTCTCAAGTCATTGATAACAATTTGTGAGACGTTAAAATCTCCAGAGCGTGGTAGTGGTGCGAGTGATGCACCTTGTGGTCCACCATTTCTAGCTACTGGGATTATGGAGCCAGGTGTTATTCTTATGTTTGATGGATTGATTACACCATCATCTGCTGCTGTGTAAACACCTGCACAAGCTATCGATGCATTCTTCAGTAAAAGCTCTAATGTTTTGTTGAGTGTTTTTATGTCAGATATAGCAGATACTAGAGGACCTCTTCCAAAGGTTTCCCCTGCTACCTTCATATATCGTGATACAATCCAAGGCGTTTCATTCATACGTTTCTGCAACAGCTCTTCTCCAGTTTTCTCATAAATCAAATGATAAGAGTAGTCTTTACGTTCTGGGTCTACTATCACAGCCTCACATAATTCTACTTGTTCTTGGGGCTTATTCTCCATAAGTTTTATTAAGCTCTCTGGTATTTCAGCGTCTGGGAACTGCCTTTTGATTGCCTCGACTCTAAGTTTATACTTACGATAGACGTTATCTACAGTACCATAAGGCCCTTCTTCTAAAGCAATCAGATATTGTGGCACTGGTGTAAATTGTATAGGGTTGACATCATCACCTTCTTGCACGAGCATAACTGCTGTGCCGACACATAGATCAAGTAAAAACTCACCCATAGCCAAATCAAAATTTGATTGACGAAGAACTGTAAACATCTTGTCTAAATAAACATCTAGTGCCTGTTGTACCTCTGCTCTACTTTCAGCAGGTATATCTTCTCCTGGCTCTAGCCTACACCATTTCTTGTACGGTGGGAAAAGTCCTGATTGTATTCTGTTTGCAAATCTTTGAGTAGAATGAACTGCCGTACTATCAAAAACCATGTTCATTTTATTTTGACCAGGTACATTTCCTTCATAGTATCCGTCATACAAGTTTCTTTGTGGGAGAGCGTATCTATAGCAATCTTCGTATATGGTACGCCATAAGTCTTTTCGTGCAAACGCTTTCTTTGACCTATCCATTACTTGCTTTGCGTCTAATTTCATCATGTTTTTTTATGCCTTTGTGCAAAGTTTCTAGCACTTTCTTTGTTTCTAAAACCCCAAGCCTTGAGTGCTAATGCAAGTCTTGTTGGTCTACCCTTCTCGTCTTTCATGCCACCTTTCATACCAGCAAATCGTGCAGCAAAAGAAACTCTTCTTGGCCCTGTGCCAGTCTTTTGTGGGGACTTAAGGTTGCTACCCTCTTTTCTCTTGAAGAAATCCCTCCCTGCTTGATTCAATCCACCTTTTGGGTTTTGGTACTTCTTTGCAACCATTAGAACTCTTTCTTGTATCTCACAAAGTACTCACCCTTAAATGGATCAAGGTCTACACTAAAACCCTTTTCATCAACTAAGCTCCCAACAACTGATGCCCCTTTTTTTAGAGCGTTGCCAAAACCTAAAGTTGTATCAACTTGTGCAGTAGTTTGCTCTCTCTGATCTTTTGCTGATGTTGTCATATCATTAAATATACCTCTTGCTATGCTTGGGAATAGCATTTTTTCTACACGTCTATCAAAAACAGTTTGCAACTCACTTATTTGTGAGTCAGATAAACGTGACATATAGCTAACCACCTCTGGTCTTGTCTCCTTATCTTTTATCTTACCAAGCAGTTCCACACCTTGCTTTGTTGTGCTAATTACCCCAGCATCTACCATAGAACTAAAATCTGATCTACGTTCTCTCATGTCAGCTCTCTGTTTTGCTAGGCTATCTTTAGCGTTTGGGTTATAAAACTTTGCAAAATACTTTTCAAAACTTTCGTTTGTTTTCTTTTTTCTGCGTGATTTATTAGTTACAGCTCTAGTGCTAGTTAAAGATCTAGTTCCATATTCTTTTTTTATGAAATCCTCGATGGACATTAATACCTCATTAATCCTTTTTTTCTAGCAGAGCGTGCTGTTTGTTTTTTCTTTTTCTTTTTTGTTTTTTTTGTTTTTGTGTAGTAAGCCATGACTACGCCTTCTTCTTTTTGTTTCTAAGCATGGCAAAGTCCTCTCTGCTAATCTTGCCATCCTTGTTGGCATCTAGCTTTGATTGTTTGCCTTTCATGGTTGGTTTCTTTTTCATCTTATACATTTTCATTGTTCCTGGCATTATACTAATCCTTTCCTTTTGGAACGTAACAGGTCTTTATCAGCTTTCCTTGCACCACCTTT